CCCTTCCCGGCCCCGGTGTGACTCAGCGATTCCTCCTCGGGGGAAACTTTCACGATTTCGAGGGCGGAACGCAGATGGCTCTTGTACGGCTTCCAGCAGGAAATTCGGCCATCGCCCATCGTGATGCTGGTGTTCTCGTCCCACTCGGCCACTATCTGCCCGTCCTCCTCGGTGACTGTCGCCCCTCGCTGTTCGGCCCACGTCGTGAATCGGCTACTGTCAATTGGGTACTGTGCTTCGCTCTCACTTCGGGTACTTCCTCGCATACTAAACAGTATGTGCCGGGGGTACTTAATACCTACGGTTCGGGCGTTACCCACCCATCCCGATTCGCTCTTCGTCCTCGTGACCGCAAATCTGACACTCCGTAATCCGGTAGGGCTGATTCCCACCGTATTTCTCGGACTCGGTAATCAGTTCAATCCGGACAAAGTGTTCGCACTCGTTGCCACAGGCCGAACACTCCAACACGTTCGTTGCATAGCCGCTCGGTGACCGAGACGAATCATCTGACATCTATCAGAATCTCCCCGGTACTGTTCGCGGCTGGTTCGTTCCAACCTCGGCTACTCGAACCGCCATAATCGCGGCATCGAGCAAGTCGGGCGACCGGCCTAACAATTCCTTGATGTGCCATTTCGGGTCAGCGACAAACCGCGTTGTATCCGTCCCTGCATGGTACTGCTCTTCCATCTCAATCGCCCGTGATGCCGCCAGCAGTTCCTCACGCAACCTCGGATGTGAAATCGAACCACCCTCTCGCATCCAGTCGCCCAGTGCAACCAACCCTTCAGTCCAGCAGTTTGCATAGCCGCTCTGATTCGCCGCCTTCGCTTGCGAGTTATACCGCTCGGTGTACGGATACCACTGTTTCACGCGGTCAGCCGCCTCACTCCCAACACCCACCGAGTCAATCAACAGCGTGGCCGTCCACGTCTCCCAGTCCATCAGTTCTTTGACCTTCTGTTCATTCCGAACATGGTCGCCAACCCGCCAATAGTCAAGAATCTCCAGATTATCACCGAACACCGCTGACAGCGCGTTGTAGTCAGCACTCGCGTTCGCGCCTCTCGCAACGTCCCATCCCAGCCCATCAGGAACCGACGGGGTGTGCTGTGGCTCTCTGTCATAGGCGGCTTCCACCTCTTCCGGCGTGAACGGTCGCAGACTCTCGGACTGTACCGGCGGAATAAGCCCCATCCGGCGTCGATACCACCGAACATCCAAGTCCTGTCGCTCGCCACTTTTCATCGCCTCTTCCGCACCCGGCCACGGNATCTCGTTCCACGCCTCCCAGTCACTCCGAATCTGACTCAGACTGACCATCTCCGGAATCATCATCTTCCGGACGTTCTCTTTCAGTTCCGGGTCACCCGTCACATCGTTGTAAACGATTTCACCGTCCTCGTCACGGACATACGGCTCCGGATAGTTCATCTCCAACTGAACGTTGTGCGAGTCGAACGAACTCGGCTGAATCACTGCCCAGTTATCGTCCTGCATCTTCTGGTAAACAATATCCGTCTCGTCAGTCGGCGGGTTCGCCACTGCGACAATCTTGTCGTTCTTGTCCGTCAGCAGACTACCCAAACTGTCGAAGGTCTTTTCGGTGACCGAGCCTTTGTCAGCCTCTTCGATAATCGCCAGCGTGTACTTGTTGTGGACACCCTCAAGCTCACCCGCACCCGCAGACGATGCGGCCTCCCAGTAGACCTCCGGGTCGCCCGGTATGACAATCCTCGGCGGGCTGGATTTGAGGTACTCGCCCGGCAACGGCACATTGGCGTTCTCGTGCAAGTTCTGTACCGGGCGGCAGTAGGTACGCCGCAACTTCTGGTACGTCCCGCTCGTTGCCAGCACACTCGTCGGGTAGTTCAAAAACAGATACGCCAGCGAAAAACACGCCAGCGTGTACGTCTTCCCGATACCGTTACCGGAAACAACCACTGTCCGCTGGTTGTCCATAATGGTATAGATAATCTCTTTCTGAATCTCGGTCATCACGACGCCGAGATAATCTTCAATCCAGTCTACATACCGNTTCCGTCCAGTGTACTCGGACAGCCGCTTGACCGTCGATGGGTCAAACCCACGAGAACGTGATGCCATAGTTACCCGTCGCTACGTAACGATGGTACTTGAACACTTAGTCTCTGCCTACCACCGTCGGTATTGGCTCACCACGGCAAACGACTCACCCTTCCGTCCACGTACTAAACCGGTTTCCACAGGTGCCACACGTATGATGATAGACCATCGAGTCGCTGAACGCCCGCTCACGTCGCGTGCTATACACGGCATCCACACCACACTCACACGGACGCCCGTCGTTCAGCCGTAGCCCGTTACGCTCAATCTGCTCCAGACTTGCTCGCTCCGCCTCGCTAAACGCCATCAGTTGACTCCCGAAATGATGTCCTGAACGTCGCTCTCGGTCACGCCAAACTCGTTCGCCAGCGACTTCCACGACTCACTGGCTCGCTCGCGGATTTCGGCCTCGTCAACGCCAGTCGCGCCCACGTCTTCGGGCGAGGCAACCTCCCACGGCTCGGTGCATAGCTCGTAGCCAAACTGTTGCAGGTCGTCCATGAGGTTTTCAACCGGACGGTCAACCTGTTTGTCGCCCATGTCACAGACGAAATGCGGCTCACCACGAATCGTCCGGATTGCCTCGACCTTGCCGTTCCCCATCCCCATCGACGGGTTGAACACGTGAAAGCCAATCACGTCGCGTGGTACAATCGTTTCGTAATCAATGCTGTCGTCAACTTCGTCGGTTTCTCTCTGCATATATAACCCTATGAGACGATGGTACTTAATACTGTCGCCTCGCCGTCTCCGTGAATTAAAATGAATTAAAAGTAATTCATCGTGCTACTGATTACCACGCTGTAGCTCTGATAGCGTCTTATTCGTATCCACGGAAATCACCTCACGGACTCGACCACCAGACAAGCCGTACACCCGACCGATGTCCTCTGCCCTGTACCCACGACGAGCCAACTCGATGAAGGTATTATTCCGCTGGTTCATCCCCGTTCGCTTGAGCTTTCGCGTGTCCGCACCGCAGGAATCCACGTAATGCGACACCTGATTCTTGCTACAGTGGAACAAATCATGGTTCTGTCTCGCGGACTTCGCCAACAACCCCAACCGCGTAATGAACACGCGGCGGTTTTCCATCAAGATACCTGCCGTCTTCGTCTGCCAACCGGGGAAACAATCATCGGTATGCTCTGTCTCAATACCGTACCCTGTGCCCGAATCCTTGACCTTCGTAACAATCCCGCCACACTCACACTGGACTGTAACCGGCGAATACTGGTCACGGTGGGCGTACTTCGGATTTATCCAGCGGGTTCGGCGCGAGCCAGTTTCGTAGTGCGCAGGCAACCGCCAACAATCTGCCAGCCACATAAACTCCGGTCGGAACCAGTTGACCGTCACCTCGTCAAATCCCTGCTCTTCAGCATAGGTGACCAAATGCCGTTTGGTAAACGTACCCATCGTCTTCGGCAACTGGTCGATAAAATCCCGTATCAGCAACACCGTCTCAACGCGGTCTATCACGCCACCGTCGGTTGGTTCCAACAGCCACTCATGTCGGTCAGTCGTCGCCGATAACCGACCTAACCCCAACGGTGCAATCGGACTGTCCAACGACCGACTAAATTCAGTCTTCTCGACCATGCTACACCCGCCCGTGATTATCACGCTTGCTCTCGCGCTCAACCACCTCTTGCGTGTAGAGACTAATGCTCGCAATCCCGGCTCGCTCGTCACACTCGTGAATCAGATACCGCCGCTCGTCAACCACCAACGCTTTCAGCGCACCTTCCAACTCGTCACGACTCCGTAGTCCGGAAATCTCCAGATGATAGCGGTCGTCCCACTTGGCACGCTCGTCCACATAGCATCCAAGAAACACCTCGTCCAGCCGAGCCTGCATCTCCTCGAACGATAAATCGTACATCCTACCGAACCTCCGTACAGATGTGCTTGACGTGCGTCACGCGCTCATCCGCCGCTTCCACGTCGAACTCTGCTCGCCCATCACTCCGAATATCATCGGCATCGCGGAACTGCGTTTCCACGGTGAACCCAACGTACACGGCCTTCAGATACTCACCAACACTCTCTTCGATATGCTCAACGTGAACCACCTCGGCATCCGGCGCGGATATATCCAACAACGGCTCCGGGTCGCAGTCCTCGGACAATGCCACGTCAACCGTCGCTTCGAGATACTGTGTGTGGTACTCCGGCTCGCCAAACGCTTCGTCCACATCTCGTAACGATACATCCGGCGGTAATCTGCTATTACCCATGAATACCTTACGTGCTAAATGAAGATAATACTTACGGGAGGCACCCCGACGCCGTACCAATGAATTAAAATGAATTACTTTTAATTCACGCAGACGGCGGAGGGGCGTGGGTGGATTTGAACCACCGAACCACGAATTGAACGGTGACCAAGCCACAACCTTCGCGGGTATGGCCTTCTGCACAACACGCCCAACAGCCCACGATAGCCACCACTATACCAAGAAACTACCTATAGAAATCATAAATCTATATACGGATTTCAAATATAGATATAGATTCTGTTAATCACCGCCTACTGTGTGGTAACCGGCTTGTAACAATACTGTCTCTCGCGCCATACCGTCGTATGCACCAGTCGATTCAACTGGACACCCTGTACCGCGTCTACCGAAACGGACGGCAAACCGACCAACTCCGATTTATCGACGCCGAGGAAAACACCGCATGGGCCGTTCGCTGGGAGTACGACGAACCACAAGAAATCCACCTCCCGAACTACCTACGAGAACACACGCTCAAACCAGCCGGAGTTCCGTAGCCGACACCTCAAACGAAAATCCATCAACCGACATCCGTACTGAAATATCCCCGTCAGAACCCGCCAACAGCGCGTCCAAAAAGTCCGGGTCAACACCCGACTCGTAAAACACCGGCCCAACCTCCGTGACGGAAACATCCCGTTGGTCAGCAATCAACTCAACCACCGCATAGGATGGTAACTCGTCGTCTGCTATCGGTACCGTCTCACAATCTGTCGTGGACATACCAAGGGATATGAGTGTCACCTACTAAGATGTTTAGGCTACGCTTACCGGTTCAACCGCTCCTGAAACTCCGACGACCTCGGCCCGTTCTCCAGATACCACCACACCTCGTCCGCCGACTCGCCCAACACATACTCGCCCGAATCCACCTGCCGGATTACACCGTGGTCTTCGAGCTTCGGAAGGTGAACCTGATACAGACTCACGTACACCCGCTTTACCTGCTCGTCCGACAGCGCGTACCGTGGTTGGTCAAACTCCTGTGCCGCCACCAACTCCGCCAACCCCGAAACCGTCACGCGGCTTCGAGCATCCAACACGAACAACACAAACCGACGCCGCTTGCTCGCTAACAACCTGAATACATCGTCCGTCTCAATCGCTGGTTTCTCACTTGGCATCGAATCTATGGGCACACGCCCATACGGTAACTACGTGCTTATTATATTTAATACATACGGCCAAAAGGCCGTAGAGCCGTTCTGAGCAATTTCAGCATCCACACTACGAAACGGTCGCAGAAAATTATTCGTCCGTTACGTGGGCTACTCGTCGCCGTCAACTCGCCGTAGCGACTCAGCTTCCATCTCCCGGTCACGCTCCGGGCCGAAATCCTCGCGCATAGTTAGTACCGCCGCTCCTGTTCCTCGTACTCTTCGGCACACGACTCGTGAGCGGGCAGTCGCTCGGTTCCCGTCCGGCCACGGACAGTGACCGTCGCACGCTCTTCGGGCGGGATGCGCTCACTGCACCGGAAACACCCCGGCCACGTCACACGGTCGTCTTTGCACGACGGGCAGACGTTGTCGTAATAGTGCTGTCTCGCAAGGTCGAACTCCCGACTACACTCCGCACAGGAAATCATCTCCGGGTCGTGCCGATGGTTGGACATCTGATTCTCACCTACTAACCCCTACGTGCTGAACCAACTTAATACTTACGCCTCACAAAATCGTCCGGAAAACAATTCACAGAAAAGACACCCCCACCATCGTCGCCCAGTTGCTCTCAAAAATCCCGACTCACCAGTCGTCAGTTCTCACCCACAGACGGGGTTCTCGCTTGCACCACAGACACACACTCAGCCGTCGCCGCTCGCCATAGTCCAGTGTACCCTACGTGTCGCAGGGACTTAATACTTACGCTATGTCTGTTGCGTGATACTACTGCAAACCACATTTCTCACAGCCAACCGAAAACCAGCAAACCACCAGACAGCGACGGGATGGTATGAGCTATCCACGCCGAGTAGTGAATCAACGACTACAACCGCTTATTCGTCAGACATTTGCCGTAACATGGACATATAGGCTTCCCCGGCATCCACGTCCAGTTCAAGTTTATCGGCGGATTTCTCAACCGCGCCCGTTTCAAGCAGGTACTCCATGAACTGTGACTGTGTATCGAGGGCTTGGTCATAGCGGTCAGCGGCTTCGTCCAGTCTTCCCGCGTCTTCGAGTCGTTTGGCGGCTTCGATGTGTTTGAACACCGTCTGTTCGGCAAGCCAGCCCATCATAGACTTCGCTCGCTTTGTATCGTGTTGGGCCACGTACTCCTTGATGCGTTTGAAGTCCTTGGAAATCATCTGCTGGCAAACGCCGTACTTCTTGCCTAGTGCGGTCTGTGACTGTTCAAGGTTCTTGGGGTGGCCCTGCTGTTCAATCATCTTATACAGTTCAGCGCGGCGTTCGACCTCCGAGTATTCGTCCGTTGGTTTATCGAAGGGAGCTTCCCCGGCTAACGCCGCGTAGTCAGGGAACTTGTTGCCGCCGCGTAGAGCCGCAGGCCACACTCGGCCTTTGGTATCTTCGACCGTGACATCTTCTGTACCATCGTCTTCAGTTTCGGGTTCAGTTGCAGACATACGTGCTTACACCTCGTCTTCAGTCAGGACGCCCTCGCGGATGAGAGCGCGTTCCAGTTCCTCAACGTCCACGTGTATCCACCCATCACAGTGTGGACATGGGAGTCGGGATTTTCTGTCGGCCTTTGCTTCGGACAGTTCCTTGTAGTGCGTTTCCAGTTCCTCTTCGGTTTCCTTGATGTCGTCTGCGGTGACCGTTGGAACTGAATCGACGCTGATGATAGAGTCGATTTCGTCCTGTGGGAAGCCGACCGCCTCTTCAATCTCGCGTAGCTCGAACTGTAGCTTGTTCGAGTCCCAACTGCTCAGTTCTTGGACGCGGTTATCCGCAATGCGAAACTCACGTACTTCGTCTTCGGTGAGTCCTTCGGCGCGAACGGCCCATATGTTTCCCTCGTTAATCGCTCGAAGGTTCGTCTCAAGCTCTTCGTTTCCGTTGTCGGCGTGTTCTTCGACTACCTCGTCCAGTGTGCCTTCCAGTTCTCTCGCGGCTTCGGTTCTCGCGTGTCCCGCAACAATCTCGTTCTCTTCGTCCAGCACCACCGGGACTTTGAAGCCGAACTTGGGGATTGCCTCTAACAGATACTCGACTGCCTGTTCGTTCTCTTTGGGGTTTCGCTGGTACTCGGTGACCTCATCCAGTGAAACCGACTCAACGCCGAGTGTTGTGACCTCGGCTTCAGCTTCAGCTTCAGTCATCTGCTTCCACCCCCGTTGGGTCAGCAGGCGTCTCACTGCCGCCCAGCATCTCGAACTCCCGTAGTGCTAACTCGGCGTCTACGTCCACGTTCTCCAAACAGTTCGGGCAGACCAGTTCGACCGTTGGGTCTTCCTCGGGGTCAACCGCGCCGACCGCATCGCCATCCAAGTCTTCCGGGTCAGGGTCAATCGTCGGTTCATCGTCCTCTTCGACCTCGAACGAGTCAACGATGTTTTCCAACTCGTCTTCGGTGTAGCCGACTACCCCGTCCTCTTCGATGTCGAGTTGCAGTAGCTCGTCTTCGAGCGTGTCGAAATCCCACTCGCTCGCCTCGGCAATCTTGTTATCGGTAATGCGGAACTCGTCTAACGTCCGTCCGTCCAACTCGGACTCATACATTGCGTACAGCTTCCCGTCATTAACCAGTTCGAGGTTATCCGCCAACTCGTCACGGCCAACCTCTCGCAGTTCTTCGATGCGACCGTCCAGCGTCCCTTCCAACTGTTGCGTGGCTTTGAACCGACCGTGGCCGGAAACAATCGTACCGTCTTTGTCCAGCACCACAGGCACTCGAAAGCCGAACTTCCGAATACTGTTCATCACGCCTTCAATCGCATCATCCCCATGCTTGCGTGGGTTGCGATGGTACGGTCGTACTTCGTTCAAGTCTACTGCTCGAATCTGCATACATCCACATAGTGACGGGGAGGTTATTAATACTCGTGCCTCTCAGACGCGCTCAGTGGCTTCCTGTGCATCTTTCCCGATTCCACTCCCCAACACACCTACCGTTCGATGAAACCCGTATGTGGAGGTGGTATATAATACTTTTGGTCAGCCCCGGCCCATACTACTACGTAGGGACGGAACTTAATACTTACGGCTGACCATCCCCGACATACCGCCGGTTCAGGCACAAGCCGTTCGAGTAGTAGCTTTGTGTTATCCAGTATTTCCAGTCGCCCATCTCGACGTAGGTGAACGCCTTGCCGTTGTAGAAGCCGATGGTGCCGTTCTGCGAGATAAAGTCTCTGAACCGACGAAACATCTCCAAGTCCTCACCGTCATACCAGTCGCTCACCACGTACCAGTGTTCATCCATCGTCTCGAACTTGTCTTCAGGGATATGCGTCCAGTCGCGTTCCGACGCCCAGTCAGCTAGCTCACGCTTCATCGTCAAAACACCTGTTCCAGATACGGGATGTTCGCCTCGCCACGGTACTCAACCAGTTCAAAACCCAACGCCTCGAACAGTCGTTGAGAGTACGCCGCCAGTGTATCCACCCGCTCACAGTCGGGATGTTGCTTTGCATACTCGTACCGGTAGACCGCCAACGCCTTGCCATACCCCTCACCACGCGCTTCGGGAACCACGTAACAGTGCGAAAAGCGCATGGTGTTGCTTCGGTTGCCCGGCCACCACAGCGTTGCACAGCCCACGTCGGGGATATGAAACCACACCCCATCCGGACGAGGCTTCGGCGGCATGAACTCGTCCGGAACCGTATCATCTGCTTTGGCTCGTTCGGAAAGGTATTCCACGTCCTCGAAAAACGTCTCTTCAATCAGGTCGATGTGGCTCGTCCAACTCATACCACCTGTATGACCCTTCAGGGTTTAGTTGTTGACTCTATGTAGCCATCAGCTTCCAGCTTATCCAGTCGGAACTTTTCTGGTCGGCGTTGAATCTGGAGTGGTCGAGAGGCCATCGGCACGTCACGCAACCCACGTTTCCAGTCAATTGCCGTCGGGTCGTACTCCGTATCACCGACGAAGAGAGCCGCCGTCCAGTCAGACGGTGGCATCGAGCCACGGGCACTATCCTCGTTGCCGAGATGTTCGACCAACTGAGGCGTTGTAACCCACGTGTTGCAGTGTAACGACAACTCAGCCCACAGAGATAGCCGACAGTCGTCAGCTTGGAACTCAGGTTTCGCATACGTATCACCGAACTGCACCGCTTCTTCAATCCACATCGTCGGCAGACACGATGCCTGTCCCCAAAAGCCGCCGTTGTACCGAATCCATCGGTGGCCGTTCTCGAACGCCTCGCGGATACGCTTATGCGTCCCGTAGAACGAAACCGGGCGGTTCGGAACCGCCTGTAACGCTCGGTAGGCCGCCTCACCAAAGTTCTCACACAGTTCTACGTCGTCCTGCAACACCAGATGATGTGTTGCTCCCGCCTCAACCCCAGCCAACCAGCACTCTCTCGCATCCTCCCATATCAACCGGTCTTTGCTGTTCGCGTGTTTGGATACTGATTCGATATACACCGACTCAGACAACTGCTGGTAAAGTCTTTCAGCAACCTCGCTCCGCCACGCCTCCCACGGCGCGTACATGATAGTGACGCTTATCTTCGGGTCAAATGTCATCCAGCGTGATTTGGATGTGGTCAGGGTTAATCTCTTCCCTGTTGAGCATTACACCCGGCGTGTAGTGGCTCGCACTCACCCAATACTTGTACTCGTGGCAGTAGAGATAGTGGTACTTGTGGCCGTTGTACCGCTCGGTAAACGGTGACTCGTTAATCGTGTCTACAATCCGCCTGAATATCTGTGCATCCTCGTCCTCGAACCACGCCTGCGCCATATACCAGTGTTCGCCAATTGTCTGGTACTTGTGTTCAGGAACGTGTGTCCAGTCTTGGTCGTGCAACCACGAGACATACGCTTCGCTGTCAAACTGTGCCGCATCGGACATCTCGGCATCCGGCATATAATTCCTATGTGCTAAAAGAAGTTAATACTTACGACAGCCGTCTACACACAGAACACCTCAAATCTATATCTATATTCTAAATCTATATCTATATTCTGTGCCTCACCCGTCTCCCGAGAGCGTGATTATCACGGAATCTCGTCGGCGTGTCCCTCTTCCTTTTCGATTTGCAGTTGTTGGGTTGCCTTCCATGCCTGCTGGTACTCGACATCCTCGAACAACGCCGAAAAGCCAGTCACGTGCTTAATCCGGGTCAACTCCTCCGGACTCATACCCAACTCGTCACAGATGTCCTCATCGTCCCACCCATCGTCAAGCATCTCGAACACTACTGTTGCCTTTCCATCGACGCTGTGTTCGCCACGTGCCCGATTATGGCGGACTGTGGCGGCTCTGCGCTCGTTCTTTTCATCCGCGTCAATAATGGTCACCGGAAGCCGCCCATCCGACCGCTCGTAGATGTCGTCGTGCGTCTTCATGGTCATATACCGGTGGAACCCATCGACAATCTCATACACCGTCTCACCGTCTTCGTCTACCTGCTCATCGACCACAACCGGCTGGGTGTAGCCGTCCGCGTCAATGGACTTGTATAGCAAGCCCATCTCTTCATCGGCCACCTGATTCGGATTGTAGCTGTTGGCTCGACATTTCTCAACCGGCACCCACCGAACAAGGTCAATCGGATAATCCGAAATCGGCGAAAAGTCAGCTATCGCATCGCGTAGCTCGTTCAACTGGTCGTATTTCTCCTGTACGTCCTCGGTTTCCCCAAGAACCTCTTTGATGTCCTGAATTATCTCGTCCATCGGTATTCACGTGTACGATGGTCCGACCAGTACAAAGAAGTTAGGTTGATTACTCGTCAGGATTGTAGAGCTTCGCGTTTACACCCGGCCCCACGACACCCACCTCACGTAGCGTCTCCCAGTAGCCGTTCTCTTTGAGCCACTGCTTTTTCCGCTTCTTGACCTCGGCGTTCTCCGGATACGCGACCTTCTGTTTCGCGTTCTCCAACACCTCACCACTTGTCACATCGTTCTTGAGAATCGCCCGGCAGTGGGAGCGACACAGCGCGTCATACGTCTTCCCAAGATGCTCGGACAGCAAGTCCTGATTGAAAAACTCACGCTTGAACACCTGCTTATGCGTCTCGTCTTCAATCACCTTTTCGAGCAGATAGTTGCGGTACTCCCTCCAACTCGTAAAGTGGTCAGGTAGCTCACTCGGCAGATAACTCAATACGTCTTTCTGTGCCTGCCGTACCTCCGGCCACCGCGTCGTAAACTTATCCCACGTCTCCGGCTCGAACTGCTGTAGTCGCTCAACCTGCTTCGACGCCAACTCCGAATTGAGGTTCCCACAGCGCATATCCCGCACCGAGACACCCATCTGATACTGGAAATCATAGACGGGATGATAGCGGTAGTCGTTATCGTGCAGGAACTTCCACTCGTCACTGTACGTCCAGTCGTAGATTGGATAGAACGCAGGCATCCCGCCCTTGTTCATCGTTCCCCACGTAATCCCCTTGTACGTGTTGTGCTGAGTCACGCCCAAGTAGCGAAGGGGTGACTCTTCCGTCCGAACACCGCCAATCGAACACGTCGTCTCCGGGTCAAACTCATGGCACAACACCTGCCCAAACACCTCTTCAAAGTGCCACGGGTAGTCGATATACTTGTTCTCGTGAACAGCCATCGGGTCTTTCTCTCGAATCCAGACATCCTCCTTGTCCGGATTCCAGCCCCACATATAGCCACCCTCTTCCTGACTAAAGGGATTAGGAAGCCGCTTGGGTATCTGCAACCAAAGCGGGTCAACGCCGTCGAACTCGAACCAGTATTTGCAGAGGTCTACTGACGCCTGATACTCGAACTCTTGATCTAACCAGAACACCGTAATGGGCAACTCACCCATCTTCTTTGCCTCTTCGTAGGTGAGATAGAAGCACACCGCCGAGTCCTTCCCACCGCTCACGTTCACCACGACGTGTTCAAACTCGTTGAGCAGATACCGAATCCGCTCACGGGCCATCTCCTCGACGTTCTTGTCCAGATACATCCGCATCCTCAGGCCACCTCTTCAGACGAGTAGCCCTCAGCCGGATACTGTACCACGCCCTCTTCGTACATCTGATTCCAGACCTCCGGCTTCTGCTTCTTTAGCTCCTGCTTCTTGCGTTTCATCAACTCGTTGTTCTCAGGGAACGACACCTGCTCTTTCGCATTCGCCAACACCGTATCCCCCTCCCAGTCGTTCGTCAGGATGCCCCGAACGTGTCCTTTCAGCAACCGGCGGTACTCCGAGTCGTCCAGATGCTCGGCCATCAAGTCCTGTGTGAAAAACTGCCGCTTGAACCCGCGCTTATGCTCCGGGTCATCGACCATCTTATCGAGCAAGTAGTTCCGGTATGCCCGCCAGTCTTTGAACATATACGGCAACTCTTCAGGGACGTAGTTGTTCGCGCCAAACTGACTCGCCATATGCACACCATCCAGCCGCGCCGCCAGCTTGTTCCACGTGTCCGGTTCAAACTCCTGTAACCAGAACAGATGGCGGATGGCCGTCTCGTGGTTGAGGTTGCTCACCCGCATATCCCTCACTGAAACACCGTGGCTGTACTGGGCATCGTAGATGTCGTTGTACGCAATATCGTTGTCGTGAATGTACTTCCACACGTCCGAGTACGTCCAGTCGTAAATCGGATAGAACGTGTTGATGTTGTCGTAATCAGCCTGTTTGCCGTAGGTGATACCTTTATGGACGCTATTGGTGGTCATCCCAAGATACCGGTTGGGCGATTCAGCCGCTCGAACACCACCCAACGCCCCAACAGTGATGTCATCGTCCTCATCGGCGACGTGCTGGTACAGTATCTCCTCGAAAATCTCGCTGAACCGCTCGGTGCCAAACGTGTTCTCTTTGATACTGATGTCCGATTTCTCCCGCATCCACAGGTCTTCCTTATCAGGATGCCAAATGTCCAGAAAGTCCTCTTCGTCGCTCGTGGCGTTCGTCATAACCATCTGGCACTGCATCCAGACGGGTATCACCCCATCGCGCTTCATCCACGATTCCACGATTTCCTCGGTGGCCTTGTACTCCGCCTCTTGGTCAATCCACATACAGTAGATAGGCAACTCGCCCATCTCCTCGGCGATGTCATACGCCATCTCGAAAACCACGGTGCTATCCTTGCCACCGCTGACGTTCACACAGGTTCGGTCAAACTCTTCAATGAGATAGCGGATTCGTTCCTCCGACATTTCTCTGACGTTCTCGTCCAGATATACGCGCATCCTACCAGCCCCTATGTTCGTGTTTAAGAAATAACCACCGCCACGAACGTACCCTACCCTCTATAGAAATCCTAAATATAGATACGGATTTCAAATCTATATCTATATTTCTCCGTCTCAATGCTTCCACAGCACGCGGTCGAACTCACCAGCGTCAACAGCCGCCGTGAGTTCGTGTGGTTGCTGGATGAATCCCTCGGTGTCCTCGATTTGCCACCCACGCGCTTCGATAGTCGCCATCATGTCATCGGCGGAGCTACCGTGGAAGACACCAACATCGCCTGAAACAGTGGCCGTCCCAACCGAACACGTCGTCCCATCGCCCCGAACGATGATGTTCGTCGCCACCACTTCGAGAGTCGCCGGGTCGTACACAGTTGCACCGTTCAATTCGTGGTCTACATCGAGCATGATGCTTTCCTTCATAGCAATTAGTCCTACGAGCCGGTGGTAGTTAATACTTTCGCCGTGATTATCACGGTGCCAGTCGATTCTTTCGGCCCTTTAGCTCCCGATTATAGTAGTCAAACGTATACGGGCACCACTCAGCCGCCTGTTCCAACACCGCCTCGGTCATCTCCCGAATCTCCCACTGGCTATCTGCCTCACCACGCATATCAGCAATGTGCATCAACGTGCGAGCGTTCATCGAAAAGACGATGTTCACCTTCGTCCCGATAGGTAGCACCATCCTCGCGTTCTCCGGAGCCGTCCCCAACGCCAACAAGTCCTTGTACGAGGCAATCGCGTTCTCCAAAGCCTGTCTATACACCCGACCCCTGTCAAGTGCAATCTCCTCGTCAGTCATCGTCTCGGATACACGCTCACTCAGTTCAGCGTTCCGCCCATGCAGTTCCGCGTTGCCCAGTTCAGGAATCTCAACGAACCACTCACCAACCTCCGGGTGCAAGTCATTGAACGTCACATACCGCATACTCTGCACGTCAAACGTCGCTGGTCGGTGCCGCGTAATCTGTGCCATCAACGCCCGACTGACGCCTTTCACATGAAACGTCGCTTGGACGTGTTCAAACGGCCCAAAGTGACCCCGGTCAAGCAGTTTTTCGATAAGGTTCCGCTTCTTATCAGCAATCGTCTCACCAGCAATCCCTTCCATAACGCGGTAAAACGGCAAGTCACCGCCGTACTGTTCCATGTAATCGTTGCGGGCGGCTCGACAAATCGTCTCCTCGGGATGCGGTGTCGCGTTCAACAGTTCAACCTGCATACCAGATAATCGGAACATAACAACTTATAGGCTAAGGCTACCAGCCTACTCAGTTGGCGTACTTCGCCGCAACTGCGGTCGCCTGCTCGTGGGTCAAGTCCGACCAGTCACGGCTCACACGGTACAAATCCGTCTCAACCAGCGTCTCGTAGCTGATGTGAATAGGGTAGCTCATGTGCCGGATACGAACCCGAACACCTGCCGTGTACTCCGGTTCGTCACTGCTGGGAACCCGCATCTCACCGAGGACATCTACCTCGTCCACCACGTACACGGTGCGGGTGTTGTACTGCCCGCTAATCAGTTCATCACCGACTTTGATTTCGTCCAGTTCATCAACCGCGAATATCTCTCTTCCCATGTATAACCCTATGAGCCGAGAGAACTTAATACTTACGGGTCAGCACTATACAGATGCCGTTTGACCACCTGTTGCACATCATCATGCTCCGCCTCAATCGCCGCCCTTACTGCCGGAGCAAACACGTGTGAGTCCTGCCGTCCCTGATTCGCGCTCGTATTCCGACGAGACACCGTATGCAGTAACAGCCGAGAATCATGGTCAACACCCTTCTCGTCCAACGTCTGTGTGATGTTCTCCGCCAACTCCCGAACCCGCTCTTTCGGTTGCGGTCGGTGTTTCGTATGCCGGTGACCACAGTTCCCGCACGTCAACCGTGGCCCCTCGGTGTTGTTCTCCGTATGGAATTCCTCGTGCCGTTCCTCCGGCTGTATCGGGACAAACTGTTCATAGTCCATCCAGCCCAGTTCACCCAGCCACCACTGCATCTTGACTTCTTCGTACCGCAAAATGAAGCAGTTGTCACAGACACGTGGGTCGCGTTGCAGTAAATCCTTGAACGGGTCAAGCGCGTTTCGTTGCTGGTAGTATTCCTCCCAGTTCCGATACTTCGCTTCAAAGTTATGCCGTGTGTGTTGAGCCTCCCGCACGTGTTGTGGCATACTTCCGATTGGTAAGGAACCAGTAAAACCGTTATCGCACTTGGCTCCGCCCACACACAGGCGAGCAGTACGGCTGTGGACGTTTCGAGCGATACTCACACCCACACACCTGACAGCAGTCAAACGTCGGCTCACGCCTCACCAGCACGCTCTCAGGAACAACGCCGTCGGCCTTACTCATACGACACCGTACCGTCCATCTGCTCGATTTCAGCCACGCGGCGCATCTCCAACCGAATCTCCCGGTGTTCAGCCTTCAGCCACGCCTCATGGTCAAACTCGTCGCCGCCGATAACCACCGTATTCCGGGCGATAAGCTCGCGGTCAATCGCCTTTTCACGCTCGCGGAGCTTGAGATACCGACTGTCCATCTCAGAGCCACCCCGCCTCAGACTCGGAAATCTCAATCGACGTACCGGTAAGCTCGGCGAACCGCTGGCGCGTATCGGACAACGGACGGTACTCACCACGTACCATCTTCACCACACAGCACTCCGGCAAGTCAAGCGCGTCAGCCACCTCAGTAATCCCGCGCTCTTCGACGGCTTCGCGGGTTTTGCGGTCATAGTCCGGTGCAAGCAACTTCGGCTCTGACATCTCTTCCATCAACTAACCCTATGTGTTGGGTGAAGTTAATACTTACGCTCGGAGAAAAGCATTTAGCAGTTATCGCTCGTCGCCGGAGCCGTGCAACACGTCACGCTCTTTCCTATCGGTGAGCTTATCCACGTTCATCTCGGCGACATCCTGCAACGAGTAGCCCAGTTCATCGCACAGACGGGCAAGATACCATAGCACATCTCCCAGTTCCTTTTCAGCGTCGAGGTCAGCATCATCCCGAATCGCCTTCTTGACCTTCTCGGCCACCTCACCCGATTCACCGTTCAACCCCAACGCGCAGTACGTAACACCGTGTTCTTCGGGGTAGATAGCGGTACTCTCGGTAAACTGTTGATACTGGTCAAAGTCGATTGAATCATCACTCATTGGTTTCCTCCTCGGTGTGTACCTCGAACCGAGGAATCGTCCCCGGCTCGACAATCCGTGTGTCGTTCATCAGCACTTGCAGTCCGCCGTTCGCCTGTGCAATCAGCACGAACTCCGCATCCTCCTTATAGCCAAACGCGGCGGCCATATCCAGTCGTTCATCCTCACGCTCAACGCCATACGGTTCCTCAGCAGGCTCAACACCAGCCTCGGATACCTGAATCGTCTTCGACACCGCACCACCAAACCGAGACTCATAGTGCAGAGTCGCCTCACCGCCGTTCCGAATCGACGCAATCTCCCGAATCCGGTCAGCCAACCACGGCTTCCCACGAATCCGAATCTGCTCGATGGTTTCAACGTCAGGCGTCTCCCGAATCATCCCATGCACCGCGTTATCCACAGCACGGATGTTACCGATGTCCGAGGCATCAAACTCACAGATGTCGTTCTCGAACACCGCCACGACTCGCGTTACCGTCGGGTCGTGAAACTGCTCGCTGATTAGTTCGGCCACCTCGTCTGCTGGTGTTCCGTCCGCTACGTCAACTCGGTCAAACTCCTCGAACTTGTTTACGTCGTCGTCCATTCGTGTTTCTGTTGTTGTCATATCTGTTTCCTCAGTTATTGTGACCCTCAGATGTCAAGCCCCTCTGCCAGCTTTACGTCGTACCCCGCGTCAGTAATTTTGCTCACCACGATGCCGTTCACCTCGTCAATCACCCAGTTGGTGCCGTCGAACGTGTGGTGTAGCTGATTCCAGTGCCCATCCAGCGCGTCGTGCTGGTCTTGGGCAAGAGCCTGATAGGTGTCACCCCATAGACAGACCTTCATCCCGTAGCTATCGCGTTTCTCCAGTGCGACGTACACCGTCCCGCGACGAGTACCCTCGCCCTCGAAATGCGTCCACTCCGGACTCACGATAATCTCCGCCTTGCTCTTTGGAACCCACGTATCCCAGTGCCATTTGGACTCGTAGGGCTGAATCGTTGACTCAGGCTCACCAGTACAGGCAATCGCCAAGTGCATCGCATCGGCACTCACTTCATCGACTACCGCCCACACGCGCTCACACCAGTCACCGACTGTGTTCTTGCCCCACCACGACGACTCGAACTGAATTACGGACATCCCGTACTGACTCGACCGCCGCTGAAACTGGGCCTCGACTGCTGGGTCAAGGGACATTGAATCACTCATTTGGGTTCACAAATAGTCCTACGTGCTGACTGAACTTAATACTTACGACACGGCCCACTATCCCTCAGCCGTTTTGATAGCAGACAACTCGTTATTCCGGTCAGGTGGCACCTCAAACGCGGCACGCAGTTTCTCGTCTGACGTAATCCGATACGTCCCCGCATCCGTGCGTTCCAACTGCTCAGGAAAGTACGCATACAGACTCGTATCCTGCTTCCACCGCGCTATGAGTAGCGCAAACCCACCCAACTGCTCCGCACACCAGACCAACTCTTCGACCTCGCGGGCTTGGATGTAGATATGGCTGTTCGGGTCGCGGTACTTGACCTCGCCCACAAACACCGTCCCATCCTTCGCCGCCATGATGTCGTAGCTCGCCTGTTTCGTCCCACCACCACTACTGGTTGCGCGTCTGGCGAACCAACCAGCGTCACGGAACGCATTGACCACCTCACGTTCCTGCGCGTCACCCTTGCTCATGGTCGAAGTTCTCGGTCTGAATATCACTCAGGTCAACCTCACCGGTAGCGACTTTACACGCCCCACCGATGCCAGCGTAGCCAGCAATATCCCGTGGGTGGTCAATATCAAACTCACCCACCGCATTCCGGCTCATCTTGACCAGCCCCATCATGTAGGCTACGTCCAGCCCATCAAGTGACTGGTCGTCGTCCAAGATACCCTGCCCGCGCAGATACCACGACCAGCCCTCAGCAATGTGTTGCTGGTTCTCAACCGCATCGCCGTGCGTATCTCGGCTATCAGTTACAATGCTATGCGTCTGCCGTAACAACATCCCGGCCAACTCGTCGCCGGACGGCATCTCTGTACCCGTTTCGCGTGGCTTGGAATTCTCACTCATTTGCTTCGTCCTCGTCTTTGACTGGTGATTTATAGTTCAGTGTCGGCTTGACGCGCTCGCCGCAGTCAGGACAGCTTGGATAGTTCTTACGCGGAATAGCCGTCTTGAATTCGGTGCCGCAGTTATCACATTGCATGGTCAGTCACTATTTCTGACCGCACGTACTTGTTTTCTGCTCAACTCCCGAAGGTCGTAGCGTTCAGCCGCGCCAATACCCATACCCGGTTGCCAGTCCGGGTCGTTCGACGGCAAAACACCCATTGATGGGTTAAACCGCACAGTACCAGACGAACCTCTCACCGACTGGTGGTCAGTCCACACGTAACAGAAATCATAGCCCATCCGCCACGCGGCCAGTAGCTCATACTCAAGCCGTTGCATGGTCGCTCTCGTCGCCCGTTCAACCGCATCCCACACAAAGCCTGTATCATGCACGTCTACATCGTACTGGTCGAGGTCAACGTCTTCGAGTGACGCCGAAAACTCGAACCCGCTCATAGCAAATCACTCACTGATTTCGCTTCTGTCGTTGGTGCTTGTTTCTGTCGCGGGTCGTGTTCATCGAGATAGTATTCAACCGCCTC